TTATATCTTGTCTTTTCTTTTCATATGTGCCTAAAATGTTACTATCAAAATACCATATCTTACCCTCTGGTTCGTATCTTTCTATAAGGCGTCTTCTTAATATTAGACCAGTTCTATTTTCTTTGACGGGCATGGCTCTTTGAAAGTTAAAACAAAATACATGTGAGTAACCGTTTTTAACTTGATCATCTGGTACTAAATCTGCTCGCCATTTGTCGTTGGCTAATTTACCTACACCTTTAGCAAATGCCTTCACTAAATCTGCTTTATATCCAGCTGGTGTGGTTGTTAATGTATAAACACCTATTGTATTCATTATAAATCTATTTGAGTTGTATCCTTATATGTTTCAAACCATTCATCAGCATAGTGACAATCTTTATAATTTTTAAAGTATGGACCACCCTCTGTATAATGGACTAGTTTAGCATTGTGATTATATTCATACTCACCCACCAAATGATTCCATTCTACATCTATATGGCCAATTAGTTCTTCACTTTCTAACCATTTAAATTGGTGTAGTTCTAAACCTGTGGCACTGTTTACATAATCAGGTGTAAGTGTTCTACACATGGCATTGTTAAAAATCATCATACTTGACCAGTTCTTTTTAGGATATGGTGTTTGTGGTTGATTCATAAACTTAATTGTGCTAGTTGGTGTGTAATCATGTTGTACACATTGTACGGCATACTTTGTTGTTCTCTGTCGCCATAAATTTGATATATCACCACGAGCCAACATATCACAATCCATAAAGATGGCATGACCAGAATAGTTACATAGATAAGGTACAATAAATCTACTAAAGGCAAACTCTGTAGATTGTATTGGTAATCTTTCTCTAACAAATATATCTTTTATATTTTGTAATCTAATTGGTGTAATAGCCAAAGGTTGTGTACTATGTTTTAGTAAACTATGAGATAAGGTGCTAAAAGCTACCTTTTCATTGTCATCATATCCTATAAAAACTCTTATCATTGATTTACTTTCTGTCCTACTGATTTTCTTTTAATATCATTATGATCAAACTCTGCCCAATATAACTCAAATGCCACACCATCTTCCAATCCTATAAATTGATGATATACACCTGGTTTTACTCTCATAAAATCACCAGCATTTAATATTGTTTCGTCAACTAAATCATAATCATTTTGCCATACTTTGACCATCATCTTACCTGACTCTACAAAGAAACCGTTCCATTTAAATTCGTGTTTGTGTACTGAACAAGCCACATCTTTTTTGTATTCAATTCTATGAAACTCTAAAACGCCATTGGCATGGATCAATTCTGTTTGACCCCATATTTTTCCTGCTTTCATACTCATGTCAACATTTCTCCTGCATCTTTTCTTCTTTTACCTTTATAGTGGTCACAATACTCGGCCATATAAGTGTCAGGCCAAGGGTTACCAACATTGTTTATATTAGGTGCTAGATTGTGAGTTTTTATACCGTGTAGATATTTTTTTCTTACACAATCCCACACATAACTGTCGTGCCATTCTCGTTCTTTGAATAACAAATCTTTTGTATAGTACCTTCTTAAATTATATATAAAGCTTTTTGTAATAGGTTCTTTTAGATTATAACCTACAAAACCACATTCACTGTAATAACTAGGTCTATCTATAAATGATATGGCATTTCCCTCTGGTAAAAGCTTTCTAATCACATCTCTCTCTGAGATGGCTTTCTTAAATACAATATCAGCGTCAGCCCAAAATACATAATCATAATCACAATCAAGCATTAAATGTGTCTTAGCAAATATTTTGTAAGCAAATCGTATGGCATCCATCTTATAATCAGTTGTAGCTTCTTTGTGTTTTTCATATTGACTATCAACATTCTTTGGTTTATTTCTATCAATAAACTCTTGTAATTCTGGATTGTATTTGTTTATATCTCTAAAGAATATACCCTCTTTTGGTGGGTGCCAACCCTCGTGGTATACGTATAGATCAAATGGCCAATTATAACTCTCTATAAATCTGTGAGCGTAATAATCGTATAATCTTTTATTAAATGTTGTTACTAATGCTATCTTCATGTCCTGCTCTCATTATATAATAACTATCTATAATATCAGTTATTGGATTATTTAATTTTTGTTGATCAAATACTTTCATTAAATCAACACCTTGTGTAAGTTTAAATTGATCATACATCTTTTCTTTGTCAGCATTACCTTTGCCTGTGGCAAACTTCTTAATAACACTTGGTACAATCGTTCTACATTCATACCTTTTTTGTAGTCTGTATTTAAGAATACCACCGTTCTCAGCAATTTGAAATATTGCTTGGCCTTTTGAACCATAAGAGTAACCCTCAATGAAAACTTTTTTGTCTGTTTGTTTTTTGTGAAGTGTGTCCAGAATATGTAACACCCAATCTGATAAGTTTTTAAATCTGTCAATAGGTCCATTATTTTCTTTGTGTTCATAACCAATAATATTTTCGTACATTTTGCCAATGTATTTTTTCTTACTTGTTAGGTAATAAAAATTACAATCACTAAATGAAGTACCACCACCTGTTGTTACACATATGGCAGGACTGTTTAAACTATAATCAATTCCAACTATCGTCTTCGTTGTCTGCTTCGTTTGACCAGATTTCATCTTCATCATCTCCAATTTCTTCAACTTCATGTCCACAAAAAGGACAAGTCAAAGGTTGTAAGTCTTGTACCTCAATGTCCCATTGTATCAAGTATTTAGTTTCACAACTGGAGCAGGTTTTTTGCTGTTTTTCTATCATTATAGTTTAAAAGATTTAAACTGATCTTTCTTTACGTCTTGTTTAATACCACCGATAACATAAGATTCAATCTCTGTTTCTTGTGGAGCATTTTGTGTTGATCTACTGTTTAACCAATGATCAACCCATGGTAGTGGATTTGTTTTCTGATCGTAAGCAGGTGTTAGTTGTATACCTTTCATTCTTCTATTTGCCATATACTCTACAAATTGATGTAATAGTTTTTCTGATAAACCTATCATACTACCTTTTGAGAATAGATATGTCGCCCAACGTTTCTCTTCCTGTACTGCCTCATCATACATTTTGTAAACTTCCTTTTCAGTTTCTTTTATAATCTTTGTAAAATCTTTATCGTTTTCGTAATCTTTCCAGTTATTAATAATTCTTTGTGACATAGCCAAGTGTTGACTTTCATCTCTAGCAATAAAAGATATAATCTTAGCAGAGCCTTCTAGTTTCTTTAGTTCACCAAAGGCAAAACTACAAGCAAAAGATACATAAAATCTTAAGCCTTCTAATATGTTTACTGATACCATAGCAAGATATAGTTTCTTTTTAAGTTCGTACAAATCAACCTTATCAGGTGTTAGTGTCCACTGGTAACCCATTTTAATTAAGTCATCATAAGTTTTTGTTACACTAGCAGCTCTTTTTTTAATCTTATCGTCTTCTATAATAGTATCAAACACATCACTTGGTTGTGAATATAAATTTTTTATAATGTATGTATAACTTCTACTGTGGATTGTTTCCATAAAATCCCATGTAACTATACAACCCTCTACTTCAGGTAAAGAAACAAAAGGTAAAAAGGCCAAACATGGACCTCTACCTTGTACACTATCTAACATAGTTTGATACTTTAAGTTAGAAGTAAAGATAAACTTTTGTTCATCTCTTAAATCAAGGTAATCGTTTCTATCTTTTTGTAAAGATACTTCTTCAGGTCTCCAAAAGTAACCTAATTGTTGTTGGTTTAGTTTATCAAATATAGGATACTTCATATTATCGTATCTCTGTATTTGTAAATCTGGCCCAAAAAACATAGGTTGTTTTGTAGCGTCAACGCCTTTACTTAGATTTAATACTGATTTTGCCATTTATTTGTAATCCTTGTCCTCATTATTGTTTCTTTGTTCGTCTTCGTAAAAATAATCATTACTATCACCAAATGCCCACTTTTCTTCCTGTTCACAGAAAAAGTATCTACTAGACACCTGAAAGTCAGGTTTCTTTAACTCTTTCGGCGTTAGTGATTGTTCAAACCATAACATTCTATTGTTAGGCTGGGCAAAAAATTGTCCATTATCTAGTTTACCAAAGTTGTGTTGTTTATGTTCACTTGGTACTTCAGCAACTGTTGTATTTATAATATTTGAATCACTATGGCAAGCGTCAATTGTGAACAGATATTCGCCTTTCATTCTTTTACCACCCTTTAACATTATTTGTACATCACAGTTCTTTAATAATCTTTTAGACCAAACTTGTATATCATAAGAAAAACTATCCCATAAACAAAGTTCACCTAATTTAAGTTGTTCTTCTTGTTTTATATCTGTCTTCCATGTAAAAGCACATAAAGGAAACTTATCAAAACAAGCACCATAATCTGGTAGATATGCCTCAAAATATAAGGCACGACCTTGTATGGATTTAACAGATATCAATACACCCTCAACAAATTCACCATGACCTTTTTCTAAATCATGTAGATATTCTTTTTTAATAAAGACTTTTGTATAAGGTAAGTTTGCTACAAAATTCATAATCTCTCCTATATTGTACAACTATCACAGTTTTCCTCGTCTTCTATTTGTGGCTTATCTTCAGGTACGTTATCAACAAAACCAATAGGGTGTGCTGGCTCATCTACATCTTTTTTAGCGTCATATGTATTTTGATAATAAGATGTTTTCCAACCTAGTCTATATGTCGTTAATAAGTCCTGTGCCATAACAGAAACAGGTACTTGATTATCTTCGTAGTTTTCTGGATTATATGACCAGTTACCAGATATGGCCTGATCAAAATATTTTTGCATTACGGCAACAACATTAATATAACCCTCATTTGATTTCATGTCCCATAATAAAGTATAGTTGTTCTTTAATCTTTTATAGTCAGGCACAACTTGTTTTAGTGGACCTTTTTTACTTTTCTTAACACTTAAATAATCTCTAGGTGGTTCTATGCCGTTTGTAGCATTAGATACCACACTAGAGGATTCTGATGGCATTTGAGCCGATAAAGTGCTATGTCGTAGACCCGACTCTTTGATTTCTTTCCTTAAACTCTCCCAATCATAGGTTAGATTACGATTTACAATCTCGTCTACCTCTTTTTTGTAAGTGTCTATAGGTAAGATACCATCGGAATATTTTGTTTTGTGGAAGTAATCACAAGGGCCTTTTTCTTTTGCCACTTCATTACTTGCCTTTAATAGATAATATTGAAACGCCTCTGTAAGTTTATCAACTTGACGCCATGCTAATTTTTGATCATAGTTATATCCTTTTTTAGCAAGATAGTGAGCAAGGCCAATATAACCTATGCCTAAACTTCTTCTTGCCTTTGTAGATATTTCAGCAGCCCTTACAGGATATTGTTGATGATCTATAATTTCATCTAAACTTCTTACTGCTAGATCACATAAGTTTTCTAGTTCATCTCTTTTGTCTATAGTGCCTACATTGATAGCAGATAATATACATAAGGCAACCTCACCATCTCCGTCTATGTGGTCAATAGGGTCAGTAGGTAATGTAATCTCCTGACATAAGTTTGACATTCTAATTAAGTCTTTAAATGATGAGTGAGAATTACAGTGGTCTATATTCATAATATAGATACGACCTGTTTCTGCTCTTTCTTTTAGTATGTCACCAAATAATACTTGTGCTGATACTTTCTTTTTCTTAACACTAGTTTTTCTTTCTGCTCTTTCATACAGATCATCAAACTCTGGTGTACCCCATGCCTCATACAATTCAGGCACTTCATGTGGTGAAAATAAAGTTATTTCTTCTTCTTGTATAAATCTTTCATAAAATAATTTTGATATTTGAATAGAGTAATCTAATTTTCTAACTCTGTTATCTTCGGTACCTTTATTGTTTTTTAGAACAACAATGTCCTCTATTTCTTGGTGCCAAATAGGGAAGTGAACAGTAGCACTACCGCCCCGTACTCCGTTTTGAGTACAGCACTTAACTGTCGCCTCAAACTTTTTAAGGAAAGGAATAACGCCGGTGTGTTGAACCTCACCCCCTCGTATCCTCGCATTAATGCCTCGTATTCTACCAGCGTTGATACCAATGCCAGCCCTTTGAGCAACATACCTTCCAATAGCCATATCGCTACTAAAAATACTCCCCAAAGTATCATCCACATCAACCAACACACAACTAGCATACTGTCTAATAGGCGTTCTAACACCGGCCATAACAGGCGTCGGTATATTAATTTTAAATTGTGAAATGGCGTCATAATATTTTTTAACATAACTCATCCTTTTTGTTTTTGGATATTGAGCAAACACTGTAGCAGCTATCATCATGTACATAAATTGTGGTGTTTCAAACACCTCACCATTTGATCTGTCTTGTACTAGGTACTTGTCAATAACTTGTCTTAAACCGGCATATGTGAAAGTATAATCTCTTTCGTGGTTAATCCAGTTTTCCATTCTATCAAAATCTTTTTTATCATACCACTTTAAAATATTTTCATCATAAACTTTTTTATCTACACCTTTTTTTACATGTTCATAAATGTGTGGGTGATCCCATAGTTTATCTATTACTTGTTTTCTTAGTGAGTATAATAATAATCTAGCAGCCACATATTGATAGTTTGGATTTTCTAGTGATATTAAATCAGCTGCTGACTTAATTAGTATTTGTTGAATTTCATCTGTAGTCATACCATCATAAAATTGTAGACCACTTGTCATCTCTACCTGAGATGATGATACACCTTTTATATCTTCTACGGCATACTCCACCATGTCGTGTATCTTTTCTATATTTAAGGGTTCTTTTCCTCTTGTTCCTCTTTTTATTACATTTATTATTTGTGTTTCTACCATATTGCCCCTATCTATATTTTTTTCCAGTAATTCAATTTCGTCATAGCACTTAACTTGGAGTAAGTGTTATTACTTATAATATCTTTTAATTCTTTTTGAGTTGTTCCAGACTTGATAATATCGTTTACATCTTTCAGTTGAATATCATCTGGCCACACCACTACATTATAATCTTGTTCTATCACTTTATACATTCTATCAACGATCTCTTTATTACGAGGTTCGTTGTCAAATATATATGTGATCTGATCGTTAGGAATTTTATTTTTTAAAAATAAATCCGCTCCACCAGCCGCTAAACAATTATCAACAAATAGACTATCAATAGGGCCTTCAACAATATGAATATGTTGAGTAAAATTGACACGTTCTAAACCATAGACTTTCTGTTTATTCTCGTCTAACTTAATTGTTAAATATTTTGGTTGTTCATTACCAAAGGCACGACCTTGAAAGGCAAAGACTTTGCCTGTTGTATCGTAAAAAGGTATAATCAACCTAGGATGATCTTTGTAAACTTTGTAAGTATTAGGTTTTACCTCGTTTACTAAAGTCATAAACTTTTCAGATAGATACAATACATCAAAAAACTTTTCAGGTATCTTTCTATCTATACAATATAATCTAGCAGGGTGATCTGGCGTAAGATCACTTATCTTTTTCAACTTATCTAACAGAGTCTTTTCTTTAAACTTTACAGGTTCAAATTTAAACTCTGGTTTCGGTGTCGCTGGTGCCGATTTCTTATATCTTTCTAAAAGGTATTGTTCATACATTTTAGGGTCAATATACTTAATAAAATTAGCCAAACTTTGGCCTTGTCCACAATTATGACACTTGAAGAACATATCATTTTTAACTCTGTAAAAATATGCTCTTGCCTTTGTCTTGGACTTTTGTGAGTCTCCACAATGTGGACACCTAAAGTTGAATAGGTAATCAGTCTTTTTCTTAAACTGACCTAATCTACTTGAAATATTTGTAATAAATTTAAGGTCTATATAACTTGACATAACAGACTACACTATACCATATGTAGTTCAAAAAGTCAAGTCTAGGACGCCGAGTTCATCATATTCATAATGTAAGCAAAGTTCTTGGACAGTACCCACCCCACCACTATTGAACCACCTAGGATTAGCCACTTATACTTTTCTAATGTAGTAACTCTTTCATTAAGGGAGTTCTTTAGGGTTTTGATTTCACAGAGCAATCTCTTTTCAGACAACTCTATATTAGACTTCATCTTACTTTCTAAGTCGTCTATCTCATTTTGTCTAGCTTTTAACTTTTCAAATATGATTTCGTCTATCTGTTCTTGTCTTTGGATTTTTTCTTCGTGTACGGCCAACATAGACTTTATAGAAGTAGATACATCTGTTAGTTTATCAATAGCTGTATCAAGTCGTCCTTGAATACTATTGTTAGCTTCAATATCTTTTCTTAGTGATTCTAATTGAATCTTAATGTCTGTTGTTCCGTTTTCTGCCATAGCGTCCTATTTAGGCGGTATAGTATAAGTTTTATTTTTCCTGGTTAGGTGTACTCCGATATAGAGTCTTTGTACTATGTTAACTTATTAATATACCTATGTTATATTTATTTTTACGCTGATTTCAACCAAGACCTTATCTCTAATAGTCTTCTCATTTTATATAGTTTTATCAGCGTCTTTTTTCTTCTCCGAAGTTTTTGTTTTCTAATTTTGAGCCAGTGTAAGTTGAGTAAATAAAGTTTGAGTTTTTTTTCATTTCTTATTATCCTTTTTGATAGTAGTCTTAACTTTCTTTGTTGAAGTAAAGTCATAACCCTCCGTTTGTGTTGATTTAACTTTTGGCTTATAAATGGTAACTAACTCTTTTTTACCCTTAACAAAAATCTCATCTAATACTTCGGATTCTATATCAACTAATTGATCTTTTGTGTAAGAAGAATAAATTAAAGGAGTTACTTTACCATCTTTATCTTTATAGTTTCTTGTAGCAGCCTCAAGTCTGGCTGCCAAGTTTACAGCGTCACCTACAACAGAATAATCAAGTCGGTTTTCACTACCCATGTTACCGACAATACAAGTTCCTGTGTTTACACCCGAACCTATATTAATATCAGGAAGACCTTTCTCCCTAAATTCTTTTTTTAACTTATCAGTTTCTTCAGCACATTCTATACCTGTCTTAACTGCCATTTCGGCATGATTAGGACAATCTAACGGAGCATTCCAAAATGCCATAATACAATCACCCATATATTTGTCAATTGTACCACCGTTTTTCAAAACTATTTTACTCATACGATTTAAGTAATCATTTATTACAGTAACTAATCCTTCAGGATCATCTTTATTCTTATAGTATTCAGAGATAGGTGTAAACCCTACAATATCCATAAACAAGAAACTCATTTCTTTTCTATCACCACCAAGTTTTAGTTTGTCAGGATTTTTAACTAATATGGCAACTTGTCTAGGATCCAAATACTTTTCAAACTGTTTTCTAATTTGTTGTTTTAATTTAAACTCTAAAATAAATCTGTTAAAGACACTGTGAAATCCTACTACTGTAATTGTAAATATAATCCAAGTTACATCTATTAACCACAAATTTGTTTTAAATACATAGTTAGCATATACTAATGAGGATACAACAGAAAATACTATCGCTAAACCTATTATGTAATATGGTGTAAATCTTGTCAGTAGTATTATAACAAGTCCCACTAAAAAGGCAACAGCTAATTCTACAATAAATGATATGTCAACTCTAGTTATATTTTTACCATCTAATACAGTTGATAGAGTTGAGGCAGTCAACTCATAGGCATATCTCTCACCAACTGGTGTGGCAATTACACCACCAAGTCCTTCAGCACTCATGCCTATAATTACAGTCTTTTCATTAAATCTAATTTCTTGTGTTTCTAAATCAGCAATAGATGTGGTAACATAACCTTTGTTCCATCTTAACCATATACGAGCATTGGCGTCTGTCTTTATTGTATTATAACCTGGTACTCTTAAAGCTATAATACCACCATCTCCAGTCTTCACCTGATAACTTGGAGCGCCTGTGGCCACTCTTATGACCTCTATTGCCATAGCAGGATATATGTCATCACCTATCTTCATTAACAAAGGTATTCTTCTTACTACACCATCTACCTCTGGCGCCGTGTTTGTTACACCTACACCATCAGCGTATTCGCCAAACTCTTTTACAGGACCTAACATACCATTCCACTCAAATAACCATGGTAATGGATCACCTATTTTGGCAACACCTCTTGGTACAGAATTTTTATTAGTTTGATTTGTGCCCACTTGTGCTATGACCACACCGTTTTGATGTATAGTATTAATAAATGTTTCGTCACCACCTAGTCTATCATATTCTGAAAACAGTATAGGTATGACTATAATGCCAGCACCTTTTTCTCTT